CCGCATTGTTAAGGGAAGCTATCGTTGATGCAAAAGCGTTACGAGAGGCCGCACTGAAAAACGCCGAATCTTCTATTGTTGAGAAGTATTCTGATGAAGTACGAAATGTACTGGATAGTCTTTTAGAACAAGAAGATCCTATGGCTGCTGATCCTATGGCTGCTGATCCTATGGCTGCGGATCCTATGGCCGCGCCTGCCGATCCTATGGCCGCTGGAGCAGGAGCAGAAGGCGAAGAAGTAGAGGATATTGTTGACGGTGTCCCCCTATCAGCTACGGATGGATTGTCTGAAATGAAAGGCGAAGGCTTAAAATATCTTGAAAATGAAGGCGAAGAAGTTAAAGTTACTGTCGATCTAGACGCATTACATGAAGCTGTTAAAGCTCTTCAAACTGAAGACGATGATGAAGACGATGATGATGGCGACGATGGCGACGATGTAACCACAGAAGAAGTAGAATTAAACGAAGAAGATATCCTCGCGATGCTTTCAGAGGATGATGAGGACGACGATGACGACGACGACGAAACCCCTGGAGAGAGAATGATGAGAATGGGGGGAATGGAAGAAGACCTTGAAGTCTCCCAAGAATTAATTGACAATATTATGGAAAAGCTCACTGTAGATATGGGCGCAGATTTATCTGGCTGGATGGGCCGCTCTGATGAAGATATGAGATATCAGATGGAAAAAGAAATGGCCCACCGTCGCAGCACAGATGTCGAAGAAGATTTAAAAGATTTAAAGAAAGCTCAAGAAGAGTTGGTTTTTGAAAATAAGCAACTCAAGAAGAGCAATAAAAAATATAAGCAGGTTGTTGAAGAGATAAAAGGTACCTTGCAAGAGGTTAATGTCTCCAACGCACGCTTGCTTTACACGAACCGTGTTTTGAGAAATACCTCCCTAAATGAGCGGCAAAAAGATAATATTGCCGAAGCTATTTCCAATGCTGGTTCAGTTATGGAAGCAAGGACAATATTTGAAACGCTTGAACGCGCAACGCCGGCACAAACTAGACGTGCTCCCCAATCGTTGAGTGAAGCAATCAATCGTCCATCTTCAATTATTCGTGCGTCTCGTAGAGAAGCACAACCAACTGATCCATTCTTGGATAGAATGAAAAAGTTAGCCGGAATTAATAAAAACTAAAAAAAAGGAGGTATTTATATTATGGCTGGAATTATGGAAAGATTAACTGAGGGTATCGTTAATCGTGATATGCGTGCTGAAGGTAACGCATTGTTAAATAAATGGGAAAGAACTGGACTTCTTGAAGGTCTAGAGTCTGAGCGCAAGCGCCAAACAATGGCTCGCTTGCTTGAGAATCAAGCGAAGGAACTTCTTCGTGAGAGTTCTTCTATGGCCGCTGGTGATGTCGAAGGCTTCGCAGCTGTCGCGTTCCCCATCGTCCGACGTGTTTTTGCAGGATTGATCGCCAACGATCTCGTTAGTGTTCAGCCGATGAGCCTCCCAAGTGGACTCATCTTCTTCCTGGATTTCGTGTTTTCAGGGGATGTGGGCGCCGGCGCAAGCCAAACCGACAGATTCGGTAACTATAATGACAAGTCAATTTATGGCACCGATCAGGTTGGTAGTCAGATCACGGGTGGAGTCAGTCTTGTCTCTACATCGGGATCTTCACTTGGTGGTCCTCGTAACAGCGCACGTGGTTATGCTTTCGCATCTCCGACCGCTAGCGTTATGTTCCCAGCGGGCCCCGCTATAAAGGATCAATTCTATATGGGTGGAGGCGGAACCATTACTTATGCTACAGAAGCACAGCTTAAGCTGATTCAATGGGATCCAGACTTGGTTGCTTTGTCTGGTGGTAGCACAGCTTACAAGGTTCTCGTTCTTGATTTTCCGAAATCTACATATACAGCTGCGCAGACTGATATGAACAACCTTGCTGCATTCGAGATCAGTTCTTCAGCCTATGATCAGGCTTTGGACGGTGAGACTGGCACTGCCACTATTAATTCAGTGCGTCGTTTGACTCATTTGGTTGCATCGGGTGATACTCCCTTGGGCGTGGCGGCTGTTCGTCATGTTGCTGTTTGTCCATCTAGCTCTTTCATAGCAGCTTCTTTGGGCTCGGCATCCGTGGGTAGCTACCTTGCTGTTCAGGTGCCAATGACTGATAATCTCACTAATGCTTCTGCATTGGGAGCGGTTGTTGGTACGACTACTTGGGGACTCGAAGGAAACGAACAGATCCCTGAGATCGACATCAAGGTAGACAGTATTGCTGTCACCACGCAAACCAAGAAGCTCAAGGCTAAGTGGACGCCAGAATTGGGACAGGATCTTAATGCCTATCACAATCTTGACGCCGAAGTAGAGCTTACCAGCATTCTCTCTGAGCAAATTGCTCTTGAGATTGACCGTGAGATCCTTGCGGATCTCGTAAACGGCGCCACCGCTGGTACGTACTACTGGGCACGTTCCCCAGGCTTGTTTGTGGATCGTACAACTGGTTCGGAGATTGGCGCTAGTTCAGCTGCTCCAGACTTCACCGGTACGGTTAGCGAATGGTATGAGACTCTGATTGAGACTGTCAATGACGTTTCTGCTCAGATTCATCGTAAGACTCTACGGGGTGGAGCTAATTTCGTCGTCTGCGGGCCCGAAATTGCTAATATCCTTGAGTTTACTGCGGGATTCCGTGCGAGTGTTACTGCCGATGATGATAAGGGCACAATGGGAGCCGTCAAGGTCGGAAGTCTTTCTAAGAAGTTCGACATCATCGTGGACCCCTATTTCTTACGAAATGTCCTGTTGATTGGTCGTCGTGGTTCCAGTTTCCTTGAATCTGGATATGTATACGCACCTTATGTGCCACTACAGACTACACCCACGATCTTCGGCCCTGAAGACTTCGTGCCCAGAAAGGGCGTGATGACTCGTTACGCTAAGAAGATGGTACGTCCCGATATGTATGGTCTTGTTGTCGTGCGCGGTCTCACTGGAGAAGCAGGCGCAACTAGCTAAAAACTAGTAGCCAAATAAAACGTAAAGCCTTCGTCTTCGGACGGGGGCTTTCGTGTTTGTGGAACTACTTATAGGCGAGAGGAGAAATCCTTTTGTTAATTAACCTAATTTATATTATAAAAGGAGAACATATATTATGGGAACAAAAAGAGTAGGTTGGGCACGAATTAAGAGCCTAATTAACGAAAACGATAACCTGATGAGCATCAGGAAGAGTCGATATACCAAGGCTACTGAAACAGCATCGTTGACAGCGGCCCAAAGCGGTACCACAATTCTAGTAGGAGCAGCCGCAGCAGGACTTGCTGCAGATACTATATTAACGCTTCCTTCAGCGGCTGATGGACTTAACTTCAGGTTTGTCTATGCTGGAAATGCTGCCGATGCGCAGGATTTTCAAATTAACACTGGATCTGATACAAATTATTTTATCGGTGGCGTTCTTCAACACGATATTGGTGGCGAAGATGGCGCAATCTATCATCCGGACGGAGACTCCCAATCCAGATGCAACATTTTGACACCTGATGGCGGCACCGACCTTGAAGTTTGGTGCGATGGCACATTATGGTATATCAGCGGATTCGTGAACTCCGCAACAGATACCGGTGTTTCTTTTGCCGATCAGTAAGATTCAATAGCCATTAAAATGTTTTATATGTTTTGCCCCCTCTTCGGAGGGGGTTTTGTTTTAAAAACCACGATCTGCCGAAAAATATCGCCGGCAAATTTTTGAGATTTTCGTTTTATAAAAATAATACTATTTATTATATAACAAGGAGTTCCCATGGGAAAAAAAAGAAGACTAAAATCTGCAAAGGCGAAGTTTGGAGCTAAACACTCTAGCCATCCTCGCATGCAGCTTATGAGCGATGACGAACTAGAAGTCAAAACTGTCGAGGCCACCACCGAGCCAGAAGTTGTTCTGCAGGAAGAAAAAGTTGAGGCGAAACCAGAACCTGCTCCAAAGCCGAAGACAATTAAAAAACCAAAGGCGATTAAAAAGCCTAGACGTACAACAAGAAAGAAGACCACTAAAAAGGCCACCTCTGCGATAACTTAACCAAAATTCGCTTTGATGCTAAAGCCTCCAGTATATCTGGGGGTTTTGTTTTATAAAATACTATTTATTTAATGAATAATTAAGGAAACTCGATAATGCCAACGAATTTATCCCCTAAGTCTACACAAAGCGCCATTATTTTAACTTCAACAGGAAGTACGGCTTTGGTAGCTGCTGCTGTTCCTTTTGGAATTTACACCGGTTCAACAGATTTCTTGAGTGGCGCCTCTTTGCAAGTTAGTTACGTATATAAAAAGCTTGGTGGAGATGTAATAGATATTGAATTAACTCCATCAAACGTATATGCAGCATATGAAGAGGCGGTATTGGAATATTCTTATATTTTCAATCTGCATCATGGAAAAAACGTTCTTTCTAGTGTGTTGGGAGCCACTACGGGCACATTTGATCACAAGGGAGATAGGCTAACGGGCCCCGCTGGAGTAAATTTAAAGTTCCCGCGTTATCAATTTACATATGCGATGAACGTTGGAGATGGACTAGCTGCAGCGGGAGGATTTGGTGGAACAATTCCGGAATATTCTGCTTCTTTCAAGCCGGTTAACAACCAACAGGATTATGATATTCAGAATATTATTTCAAGTTCATCAGTTTCGGGAGTTGACGATGGCGGCTCAGCGGTGTCCTATAGTGGCAAAGTTGGCAACAACAGGGTTTATGTCACAAAAGTTTTTTATAAGTCTCCACGGGCAATGTGGCGCTTCTATGGCTACTATGGAGGCATCGGTGTCGTTGGAAATTACTCAACATATGGTCAGTTTGCTGACGATGCGACTTTCGAGATTATTCCCACGTGGCAAAACAAGATGCAAGCTATCATGTATGAGGACTCAATTTATACCAGGACATCACACTATTCTTATGAGTTGATTAATAATAAATTGAGATTGTTTCCAAATCCGAGCGATTGGGCGTTCGCTGATGCTAATAGAGTATGGGTTAAGTTTTATATTAAGACAGATGCTTGGACAGAAGACGACAATTATTCATCAGGGATCACCGGTGTTAATAATGTTAATACGATGCCTCTTGATAATATTCCTTATGCTAATATTAATGCCATTGGTAAACAATGGATTCGAAAATATGCTCTAGCGTTATGTAAGGAGATGCTGGGCCAAATTAGAGGCAAGTTTACAACAATTCCTATTCCTGGCGAAAGCGTAACGCTAAATCACAGTGAATTATTAAGCCAAGCGAAAGAAGAGCAAGCGGCCCTTAGAGATAAGTTGATGGAAATTCTCAAAGAGATGGAATACGCCGAACTTGCCAAGCGTGATGTTGAGATTACAGATGCAGCAACGAATACACTAAAGAACTCACCGTTGCCAATTTTTGTGGGATAAATAGAGTATGTCTAATGAATGGAAACGACCAGCACAGCCGCCCCCTCCGCTTTTTCTAGGTAAAAAAGAAAGAGATCTTGTCAAACAAGT